CAAAACGAAAATTTATAAAACTCACATGAGGGTGGGTGTGCTGATATTACTATAAGGAGGTGGTGAAATGGCAGATAGAAAAGCTGTACAAGAATTAAAAAGCAGTGAAAAATATAATAAAATTAGACAAGATTTATTAGACCAGTTAGATAGAAATGGCACGTATGGAGAACAGTTTAGAGATTTAGTAGAAGATTATATGGCATTTTGGATAACAAAATCACTCCTTATAGAAGATATAAATAAAAGAGGAGTAAATGTAAAATACAATAATGGCGGAGGGCAATCTGGTTATAAAAGAAATGACAGTGTAGGAGAATTAAATAAGACAAATGCTCAAATGCTTAAACTTTTAAATGAACTAGGAATTAAAGCTACTGTAGCAGACAGTGGTGATGACGATGAATTATAATAAATATATCAAAGAATACTTAGATATTATTGATAATGAAGTATTTCCAATGTGTAAAGAACAAAAATTATTATCCAAGTTCATAAAAAATATATTTGATAATGAAAAGTTAATAATAGATGAAGAAAAAGTAGAAAAATATTTTTCTTATCAGAAATACTTTCCTTTTAATTTATTCCCATGGGAGAAATTTTTATTTGTTTTACATAACTGTGTATTTAAAGAAAATGGATTACCTAGATTTGCTGACTTGTTTATTTTAGTTGGAAGAGGCTCTGGTAAAAATGCTTATTTAGCTTATGAGGACTTTTGTTTAATTACTCCTACTCATGGAATAAAAAATTACGATATAGATATATCAGCTAACTCAGAAGACCAAGCTAAAACAACATTTAATGATATATATAATATATTAGAAGATCCTAAATATACAAAAAAAATGAAAAGGAATTTCTATTGGAATAAGGAAGAAATTATAAATCTTAAGACTAAAAGTAAAATAAAGTTTAGAACTAATAATCCAAAAGGGAAAGATGGTTTGCGTTCAGGTAAAGTTGACTTTGATGAAATACATGCTTATCAAAACTGGGCAAATATAAATGTATTTACTACAGGTTTAGGTAAAAAAGATAATCCAAGAAGAACTTACATAACAACAAATGGAGATGTAAGGGATGGTCCACTGGATAATTTATTAGAAAAAGCAATAATGATATTAAAGGGAGAAGTCGAGGATAATGGCTTTCTCCCTTTTATTTGTAAGCTGGATGAAGAAAAAGAAGTTGATAATCCAGATAACTGGGCAAAAGCAAACCCTTCTTTACCTTATAGACCTTCATTAATGGAACAGATGAAAAAAGAATATGCAGATTATAAGATTAATCCTTATGTAAATAATGCTTTTATGACCAAGAGGATGAATATTCCAAAAGGTTCAAAAGATATTGAAGTAACTTCATGGGAAAATATATTATCGACAAATAAAGATATACCAAACCTTGAGGGAGCAAGCTGCACTATTGGAATTGACTATACAAAGGTAAATGACATGATGAGTGTAGGGTTACTTTTTTTAAAAGGTGGCATATATTATTGGGTTAGTCATAGCTGGTTTTGTACTAATTCTAGAGATAAGGACAGAATAAAAGCACCTTTAGAAGAATGGTCAGAGCAAGGATTATTAACTATAGTTGATGACATAGAAATTAATCCAGATATGGCCACAGAATGGATACAAGAACAGCTAATAAAATATAATTTTGTTAAATTAGGAGTAGATAATTTTAGGTTGGCTTTGTTAAGTAAATCTATGAAGAACATTGGGATAGATGCAACAAATAAAGAACAAGTAAAAATAATTAGACCTAGTGATATTATGAAAATTGTACCAGTAATAGATAGTTTATTTAATAATCACCAAATAGTGTGGGGAGATAACCCACTTATGAGGTGGTTTACTAATAATACTAAACTAACGGATAAGAATTTAGGTAACTATGTATACGATAAGATAGAGCCTAAATCAAGGAAAACAGATGGATTCATGGCATTTGTCCATGCTATGATTGCTGCTCAAGATGTATTGGAGGATGAAGATAATAATGAATTATTCTTTATGCCTCCTATTATATTCTAAAAGGAGGTGAGGAAATTGTGAGTATAAAAACATGGTTTATGGACTTTTTAGGGAATGTTAAAAATGAAAAGGGTGAAATAACCGAAAATATAATAGAGGAAAAGATACAAGAAATATATTATAAGGAGTTAGCTATACAAACAGCTATATCTCTTATAGCGAATGCAATAGCTAAGTGTGAAATAAAAGTATATGAAAATAATCAAGAAGTAAAAAATAAGCTTTATTATATTTTAAATGTGTCACCTAATGCAAATGAAAATAGCAGTCAACTTTGGCATAAAGCCATTGAAAAAATGATATATCAAAATGAATGTATATTAGTTGATGTAAATGATAATTTATATTGCGCTGATAGTTATACTCCGGAAGAATATCCAATACTAGGAAACTTATATAAGGGAGTTGTAATAGGAAATTTACAGCTAAATAAAACTTTTAAAAGTAGCGAAGTATTAAGATTGCAATTAAATAATTCTAATATAAAAAAATTAATCGATAATTTATATGAGCAGTATGGAGAACTACTTTCTTATGCAGCAAAAAGTTATAAAAAGAGTAATGGAGCAAAATATAAATTAGTTCTAGACCAAGTTAAAGCATCTGATGAAAACTTTCAGAAAACATATAGAGAGATAGTACAAAAACAACTTAAAGAATTTATGGAAAATGATAATGCTGTATATCCACAATACAAAGGGTATGATTTGCAGTACATGGATGGAACTAATACAAATAAGGATAGTTCTGATTTTAGGGCATTGAGAAAAGAAATGTTTGAAATAGTAGCTCAAGCACTTCAAATACCAGTTAGTCTTATGTTAGGAAACATTACAAATATGAATGAAATAGTAAAAGTATTTCTTACATTTTGTATAGATCCAATAGCAGATATGATTTCAGAAGAAACTACAAGGAAAACTTCAGGAGGATATGATAATTGGACGAAAGGAAATTATGTAAAAGTAGATACATCAACTATTAATCATATAGATATATTAGATGTTGCTGAAAAAGCAGACAAATTAATTGCATCTGGTACGTGCTGTATAGATGAAGTTAGAGAAATAATAGGATTTGATAGGCTTAACACTAAATTTAGTCAACAACACTTTATAACTAAAAACTATGATACAGTGGAAAACAGATTAATAGGTGATGGACAAAATAATAATGGAGGAGGTGAAGAAGATGAATAAAAAATATTTCCAACTAACTCAAAATAATAATGAAGTTGATATACAAATATATGGTGACATAACATCTTGGGAATGGCTTGAAAGTGATGTATCAAGCTATACACTATCTAAGCAAATAGAAGAGTTAGAGTGTGACCAAATAAATGTATACATAAATTCATATGGTGGAGAGGTGGCGGAAGGTTTAGCTATATATAACCAACTTAAAAGACATAAAGCAAAAGTGAAAACTGTATGCGATGGTTTTGCATGTAGTGCCGCCAGTGTAGTTTTCATGGCTGGAGATGAAAGAATAATGTCTACGGCATCACTACTTATGATACATAATGCATGGACGAGAGTAAAAGGAAACTCTAAAGAGTTAAGAAAACAAGCTGATGATTTAGATAAAATTACTCAAGCTAGTGTCAATGCTTATATGCAAGAAATAAATATAACAGAAGATGAATTAAAGCAAATGCTTGATGATGAAACTTGGATAACTCCACAGGAAGCTATAGAAAAAGGATTTATCACGGCTATAGTAAATGAAAAAGAGGCCGAAGAAGTTAGTCAGTCAGTTAAAAAATCATTAATGAAACTTATTTTAAATGCTAAAAAAGAAGATGATTTAAATACAGAAATTAATAATAGCGAAGAAAATAAGAGTAAAGAACCGGAAGAACATACTAAATGTTCTTTTTTTAATGAATTTAAAAATAAATTAAATAGAAAAGGAGGCCAACAATAATGGCAATATTAAATAAAGATATAAAATTTAAAGAAGAAATAACTAAGTTTTTAGAAGCAGAAGATAAAGATCAAGCAGTAATAATACTTAGTGATGCACTAGAAGAAAAAATGCAAAAAATAAAAGATGATGCATTAGAATATCAACAAACTCAAGACAAATCAGTTTTAGCAGATAGAGGTTATAGACAACTTACTACTGCTGAAGAAAAATGGTATAAAGGATTTATAGAAGCTGCTAAATCAAATAAACCTCAACAATCATTCGCAGATTTTATAGGCTCACCAGAAGGCATAATGCCAGAAACTATTATAACTGATATATATAAAGATTTATTAGAAGAACATCCACTATTGACTAAAATAAATTTTGTAAATGCTAAATATCTTACTAAATGGATATTAAATGATCATACAATAGATACTGCAGTTTGGGGACCACTGAACAGTAAAATAACAAAAGAACTTACTTCTGCATTTAAAGCAGTAGACATAACTCAAAATAAATTATCTGCATTTGTTTCAGTTCCTCAAGATATGTTAGATTTAGGACCTACATTTATAGATGCTTATGTAAGAACTATAATGAAAGATGCCATAGCATGTGGAATAGAAAAAGCAATAGTTAGTGGAAATGGTATAAATTCTCCTATAGGTTTAGATAGAGATATACATAAAGGAGTGTCATACTCTACTAGTACTGGATATCCTCAAAAAACTGCTATAAAAATAACAGATTTTTCACCTAAAACTTATGGTGATTTAATTTCAAAAATGGCTAAAACAGAAAAATATACAGATGATAATAGCAAAGAACATGGCGGAAGAACTAGAAAATTTGGTTCAGTATTATTTATATGTAATCAAATAGATTACTTAACTAAAGTAATGCCAGCTACAACTTTACTTAATGTAAATGGAGTATATGTAAAAGATGTATTCCCATTCCCTACAGAAGTTGTAATATCAAATGAAATTGCAACAGGTAAAGCTATAGTATGCTTACCACAAGAGTACTTTATGGCTATGGGTGCAGCAAAAGATGGAGTAATAACTTATTCAGATGAATATCAGTTCCTAGAAGACAACAGAGTTTATAAAATAAAAACTTATGGAGAAGGTAAAGCATTTGATAATACATGTTCTTTATTACTTGATATATCTGGATTAGAAGAAGCAGTAGTATACACAAAAGTAAAAGGAACTGTAGAAAGTACAGTTAAAGGAACTGTAACTACTAAAGCGGGACAATAGTAATAAGAAAGACTAGTCTATGACTAGTCTTTTCTTTTTTAGAAAGGAGAAAGTCATGGATAGTTTATTACAAGATTTGAAAGATAAATTAAACATTACCTGGGATGAAGAAGATACAGAAAGAAAACTTAATATGATAATAGAAGATGCTAAATTAACATTGAATTATAAACTTGGGTATAGTATAGACTACTCTAAAGAGGGTATAGAACATAGCCTTTTTCTTAATTACTGTATGTATGCTTATAACAATTGTATCAATGAATTTGATGATAATTATTTCAATGAGATAATGCAAATAAGGCAAATGTATGAGGTTATAAATTATGAAGAGAGTAAGTAATTACAATGATGGATATATTCGAGTTTATAAGGAAATACCAGTTAAAACTAATTTTGGAGCAAAAGAGAATATTAAAACAAAGGATAATCTTGAATTTATTGTTAAGTTAGCATATGAAGAATGTAGTAAAAGGCAACAAGATTTAGATTTTGCGGAGTCAAATGATAGAACTTTAAATGTAAAAGTTAAAACTAGATTCTATAAAAATATAAATAATGAGTACAAAGTAACAATTGAAAATACACTGTATGACATCATCTATATAGATGAAGATAGAAAGAATAGAGAGTTGTATTTTTATTTGGAAGAGGTGACAGAAGTTGAGTAAATTAGATGGGATACTTGAACAAATACAATCTGTATTGGAACAAACATTTGAGTTACCGGTATGGTATGGAAGAACATTTACAAAAGGAAAAGATAAATGGAATTACTTTGTATTTAACAAAAAGGAATTTGATAGAAGTGGTAAAAGTAAACTAGATTACAACTATTATTATCAGGTTCATATAATTATGGAAAATTATATCCCAGAAGGTTTTGAACAAAAAGTAATAAAAGCAATACAAGATAATACAAGGTTAAAACTAACAGATCAGTCGATGCAGTTTAATTATATTACAAAAAATAATACAGATATGGTGGTTGAAATGCTGACTTTAGAATTCACAAGAGCATTTAAGGGATGTGATTTAGATGGCTAGAGCAGTATTTGGATTATCAGCCGAAGATGTTGAAAGATTACAACAGGCCATAATGAGTTATGGAGATGGGGCAGAAAAGGTAATAAATAATTACTTAAAAAACGAAGCTAGCAACATATTTACTCAAGCCATAATAAATTATATTCCTGTATCAAATCGTGATAAGCAACATGCAAAAGATAGCTCACCATTGAAAGCTGAACAGAAAGAAAATTTATCATTATATATACATACAAAAACACAATACAATTATTTGTATTTTCCACAGGAAGCAGAAGGAGTACACTTCCAAGGCAAAGTTCCGAATGATTTTATGCAACATGGGGTAGATGCTCAATATGATAACGTAGTAAACAATTTATTAGAAAAACTACAAAATAATTTTAAATAAGGAGGATTGATAAGATGGCTATATATCAAACTAATTTCGCAGAATATGAAGTCAAAGAATCATCTGTAAAATTTAATGATGCAGCAGAAAGCTCATTTAATAAACTAGGATGCGTAGGTAAATTAGATGAAGAACTAGAATGTAAAGTAGTACAAAAAAAATGTGAAGGTATTGTTGCTAAAACAAGAACAATAGGAACTGGTAATGGTACATTAACTTTATCTTTACATATTAGATATGATCTTTATGTAAAAGCATTTGGAATGGAAAGTACAGACTTGAAAGATGGGGTAGTAGCTTATGGTAGAAATAGTAGACATAAAGAGTTTACTTATGTAGCTAAAGTATTAGATGAAGATGGGCTAGAAAAGATGATAGCTTATCCAAGATGCATAATGGCTTCTGCACCAAAAGGAAGTATCGAAAATGGAGTAGAAGAAATAGCGGAAATTGAAATAGAAATATCAATAATGCCAGATGACTTTGGTAATGGTAAGTATGAAATGGTAGTGACTAATGATGTTGATGAAACAGTAAAAAGTACATGGCTAACTGCATTCACACCGGCCTTAGTAAGAAAATCAAGTGTATAAGAAATCGAAGGTAGGTGATATATAATGAAATGTACTATGCTAGAACTAGAATTAATAGATGGATCTAAAATTGAACTAACTTTAAATTTTGCTCGACTATTAAAAGTAAAAAATAATAATAAAAAGTTATATGAAGAATATATGAAAGCTTTAGAAGGCGGTAAGGGTTTTGACCCTATCTTTGATAGCTTAAAGGTATTATATGTTGCTTACCTTTGTGCTAACTCAGAAAAATTAGGTACAGATGAAGTAATGAGCGAGGATAAATTCATTGAGATGGTACCTCCAGATATGGAGCTTATAAACACTGTAACAGCTGAATTGATACGCCCTAAAAAAAAGTAGGGTTTAGACAACCATTCATTAAAGCTACAGGAAGAGTAAATAAATCAAGAACAAGAATCCCAAAGTTTATTCTTGAAGATTGGGAGGATTATTATACATATTTTGTATTAATTTTAGGAATGAGTGAAGAGATTTTCTTTAATGTAGATTACTCTTCACTTTTATCTATTTTAGAAGATAAAATAGCATACGATAATTACATTAACTATGTAAAAGAAAAAGAATATGAAAAACAAAGACAAAGAAGAAAATAAAAGGCAGGTGATAAAATGGCTAATAATAAGGAAGCAAAGATAACCTTTAAAGCAGAAACTGCCGAGTTTACCGCTGGAATTAAAGAGATGAATAGCAATATTGGTATATTGAATAAACAGTTGAATCTTAATGCTACTCAACTCAAAGCTAATGGTGATAGTGTTGAACTTTTGGAAAATAAACAAAAGCTACTACAAGATAAACTACAAGCCAGCGCTCAAAAAATAGATTATACAAGAGAATGTCTAGAAAAAGCTAAACAAATTTATGGTGAAAATAGTGAAGAAGTAAAAAAGTGGACAGATAAGCTGATAACTGCTGAAACTCAAAACGCTAAGATACAAAACACATTATCTCAAACAAGTTCAAAACTACAAGAATTAGAGAATTCTACAAAACAATCTGAAAGTGCATTAGGCAAATTAGAGTCTACTATTAGTAAACAAGAAAATGAATTAGGACAGTTAAAACGAGAATATCAAAATGTATGTCTTGAACAAGGCCAAGGTTCTCAGGAGGCTAAAAATCTAGAAAGTAAGATACAATCACTATCAGCAGAACTTAAACAAAATAAAGATGCACTAAAAGAAGTAGAGGATGCATCCGAAGAGTTGGCTAATAATTATGAAGAACTAGGAGATAGTGCAGATAATGTCACAGATATAATGAAAGGCAATTTAGCTAGTGATATAGTAAAAGATAAATTAGATGCACTTAATGATACAACTAAAGAGGTTGCAAGCGGATTGATTGAGTTTGGCGTGGATAGTGACAAGGCGCTAAATACTTTAATTACTCAAACTGGAGCCACAAAGGATGAGTTCGAATCTCTTGAAAATGTAATGCATGAAATTTATGCTGATAATTTTGGAGAGGATATGAACGATATAGCTGAAACCATGGCTATAGTTAAGCAACAAACTGGAGAAACTGGCGAAGAACTTAAAAAAACTGCTGAGAATGCATTTGTACTACGTGATACTTTTGATATGGATGTTGCTGAATCAGTACGTAGTGCCAACATGCTTATGCAACAATTTGGTTATACATCCGATGAAGCATATAATCTAATTATTCAAGGTGCACAAAATGGCTTAAACAAAAATGATGATTTATTAGATACTATAAACGAATATTCAGTACATTTTAAGCAAATAGGTTTAGATGGCGAAGATATGTTCAATATGCTTCAAAATGGTGCAGAATCAGGAACCTTTTCAGTGGATAAATTAGGAGATGCAGTAAAAGAATTTGGCATACGTGTTAAAGATGGTACAGCAGATGATGCATTTAAGAAGTTAGGACTTAATGTTGATGAAACTACTGCTAAGTTTGGGAAAGGTGGAAAAGAAGCAAAACAAGCATTATCACAAGTTACAAGTGCTTTATTTGGAATAAAAGATCCTATAGAACAGAATACATTAGGAGTGCAATTGTTTGGTACTATGTGGGAAGATTTAGGGGCAGATGGAGTCAAGGCATTAATGGATATATCAGGTGAAGCTGATAAGTCAAAGGATTCACTAGGGCAACTAAATGAGATCAAATATAATGATTTAGGAAGTGCTATAGAAGGTATAAAAAGAACTTTTCAAGAAAGTTTAAAACCGGCCATAGATGTAGTTTTAGATGCGCTTAATGGTTTAGCTAACTGGTTTAACAGTCTACCATCTGGCATACAATCAACCATAGCAACTATAGCAGCAGTAGCAGCTATATTATTATTAGTTGGTTCTACAATTGGGACTTTAATGTTAACGTTACAACCATTGATAGGACTTTTTACTGGATTAGGTGCAGTTATAGCTGGTATATCAACTCCAGTACTTATCGTAGTGGCAGTTATAGCCTCATTAATAGCAATAGGTATAACGTTGTATAAAAACTGGGATACAATTAAAGCGAAATGTTCTGAGGTATGGAATAGTATTAAAGATACTATATCAAACGTATGGAATTCAATTAAATCCATTACAAGCACTGTATGGAACGGAATTAAGACTGTAATTTCTACAGTATGGGATTTAATAAAAACATCTATAACTAATCGTATTAATTTAGTTAAGTCTATAATCACTACAGTGTGGAATGCAATCAAAACTGTTACAAATTCCATATGGAATGGTATCAAGACTGTAATTTCTACAGTATGGAATGCAATTAAATCTACTATTCAAGCTAAGGTTAATACTGTGAAATCAGTAGTACAAACAGGATTTAATTTAGTTAAGACTTATATAATAAATCCAATTAGGTCAGCTTATAGTACAGTCAGTTCAATATTCAGCAGTATTTATAATACTATTAGTAGTAAGATTAATGCTGCTAAGGATGCAGTTGGTAATGCAATAAATAGAATGAAATCATTCTTTAATTTTTCATGGTCATTACCAAAGATAAAGTTACCTCATTTTAGTGTTAGTGGCAGTTTTAGTTTAAATCCTCCAAGTGTTCCTTCATTTGGCATAAGCTGGTATGCTAAGGGTGGTATTATGACACAGCCAACCCTATTTGGAGGTGGAGAAGCAGGAGATGAAGCTATATTACCTTTAAATTCATTTTATAATTATCTAGATGATAAGCTTGATACAATGGCGAGAAATACATCTATTGATTATGATAGAATGGGAGAAGCTATGGTCGATGCACTAAATGGCATTGGTATGTATATGGACAGTAAGAAAGTAGGCCGCTTAACATCAAAACCAGTTCAAGAAGATATAAGTAATAGAACAAAAAGATTAAATAGATTAGGAGGTATATAATGCATAGATATGATAATGTAAAATACAATGGCTTTAATTTATCTGAAGTATGTGACATTGAAGAAATAAGATTGCCTATATTACCTTCTAATAAAATATCAACGCTTGATATAGCATCCAGAGATGGAGAAATATACAATGGTAAGAAATACGAATCATATGTTATAGAAATAGATATATTAATTGACTGCGATACTAAAGAAGAACTTAATGAAAAGTTAAAAGATATAAGAGATATATTTGATGTAGATGAGCCTAAACCTTTTTATATTAACAAGGAAAGATTTATTTTAGCTATACTACAAGATAAAATAGAAAAAGACCCTGTATGTTTTTATTCTTATGAATCTACTATTAAGTTATTTTGCCCAGAACCATATTTTTATTCAGATGAAATAACTGCAATAGATGCAGAAGGTAGTGATTTGACATGTGATGTTACTGGCAATAGGGCAATATCTCCAATTATCCAGATAGGATTTTCAACAGATGCATATTATGCTCAACTTGAGCACAAAGAAACAGGGGAAAGAATATTAGTAGGCAAATATCCTACATTGTCTCTATCAGCAGTAAAACAATCAACGAAAGTATTATATGATAAATGTGAAGATACATCCGGATGGACAACATCTTCTGCTAGTATCGGTTCTGATAGGACTGTAGGCGGAACTCTAGCAGTAAGTGAAAGTGGAAATAGTGTTATTATGGGGACAGTACCTAGTGGTGACACTACGTGGAAGGGAGTATGTGTAAGACAGGATTTAAGTCATAGTGTTGATGAGTTTAAATTAACAGCATTTATGAGACATAATAGCACAGGAAAGAACGGTGACCCTAGTAAACCTAAGTATAAGAATGAAGATGAAAAAATATTGTCAGGTAAAAAGATCCCTTATTATGAAGTAACTAGTTCATCACTAAATGTTCGAAAAGGTCCAGGAACAAACTATAAAAAGATAGGTACATTTAAATATGGTCACAAGATTAAAAATGGAACACTAAAGAATGGATGGGTTAGTTTTGACTATGAGTACACTGATAAGAATAAGAAAACAGTAAAAACTACTGGATATTGCAGTGCTTCCTACCTAACAAAACAATATGATACTACGGAGGTTAAATTAACAGTTAGAAACTTTGTAGCAATTGCTCCAGATAATAAAGAAGATAAGAAATTAGCAATAAGAAAGTCAGCCAAGAAATCAAGTAAAATGGTGGCTACTGTGCCAATAGGAGATTGTGTAAGATGCATAATGGAAGATCATTATGATAAAGATAGTAAGCTTACATATTATAAATTAGCTAAGAAATACAAAGGATATTCAGGGTATATAGCAAAAGACTATCTGGTTAATGCTGATAATGCAGTGTATAGTTATCCAGATGATGAAGACTTTGAAACTGCTGATGATAAAACAGGAATAATTGAGTTATATGGTTTTGGTGTTAATGGGGAAAAATTATTTACTTTAGGAATGTATGACGATAATGCGTGGTATGAGTATACATATCCTAGATGTACTATAGGATCAAGAACAGTTCTTAAAGATTCAACAAAAGTGCCAAAGCCTAATACTAAAACATATATAATTACTGATAAATCAGGAAAATCAGTTGTTACAGTTAGTAATAAACTATCTGGGAAATTAGGTAGTTGGAATGAATATTATGGCCAATGGACATTGTCAAGAGAAAAAATCAATAAGAAATATGTATGGAATGTTACAGTTACTAAGATTAAGGATGGCAAAACTATAAAAAGCCAAAGTAGTAAAAACTTAAAATATTCTGATTTACCAACTGAAAAATTAGCATATGTAGTTTTATATATAGGAACTACTAGCACTCTTGATAAATCAAGTGCTATGAGCTTAACACATATTAGAGTTGATGAATTAAATCCTAAAGAACAAGAAACTCCTAAAAATATTGTATATTTTCAAGAAGGAGATGTGCTTGAAATAGACTGTGAAAATCACAGATGCTATTTAAATGATGAGCCATGCGATGATTTAGTTGACATAGGTAGTCGTTATTTTGAATTAGATACAGGAGAAAATAATATAAAAACAAACAGCAATGATACAGATACTACAACGAGTGTAATATTTAGGGATAAATGGTTAGGAGAGTGATAAAGTGCTAGGTGAATTAATAATTTTAGATTCCGATAAGAAGATATGTGCTAGGTTAACACCTAGCCTTTATTTTGATTATTCATATCATCCATATCTTGAAACTGGAGCTGAAACCTTTGATTTCTCAGTTACTCTTGATGAAGAATTAGAACAGGCAATAACTGAAAGAAATTTTGTATTATTCATTCGAAATAATAAATATAAGATGTTTCAGATTATGGCTTGTGAAGATGAAGAAAATATTGATTCAGTAGTAAGGAATGTACAATCTGAAATTGTAGGGCTTGAATTAAGGAATGATTATATAAGAGAATCTACTATAACTGGTAATATGAATAAATTCTTAGATACTATTCTTAAAGACACAAATTATAAAAAAGGTTATGTAAGCCCAGAACTTGACGATATATCAGTAGAAACTAGTATTACAGAGCCAAAAGCCGTTTATACGGTAATTCAAGAATCAATAGCTAGATATGGTAATTGCGAATATGAATTTACAGTAAATCCTATAGATAGTATTAATGGAAATTATGAATTAATTGTTAACTGCTATGCAGATGGCGAAAGAGGAAATAAAACATATAAAAGATATGATTATGATTTCAACAGTTATGGCATGAAAAGGACAGGCGATGCTACAGACCTTGCTAGTGGGCTTATAGGTGTAGGAGCTAATGGTATTACATTCAAAGATATTAAATGGGAAAAAGACCAAGGCGACCCTTTAGATAAACCATTAGGACAAGATTTTCTATTAGACCCAGATGCACATGATATGTTTTCAAATGGGGACAAGTATATATTAGGTAAATATACTAGTGATACAACAGACCCAGGAGCATTATTATTAGAAACATATAAGAAATTGCAGGAAGTTAAACAAATAAAATATTCATATGAGATACCAGTATATTTAACAGATGATGAATATGATGAAATTGAGGTAGGAGACACTAATTATATAGTAAATGATAAATTTAATCCTCCTATACAATTGGAAGGAAGAATAAGCGAATTAGAATTAACAGACAGTGAAAATAAAATAACCTTAGCAAACTTCAAAAATGTAAAAAGTAATATCAAATCGTTAAAAAAAGAAGATATTATAAATGAAACTATAGATATTATTAAAAAGACAGGAAAACTAACTACAAGCGATATATTAGCAATAAGACAGTACCTACAACAATTAGGTGTGGATAAAAAAAACATTGATAGCCTTATAAAAAAATATACAGATAAAGTAGTACCTGACCCAGTAAAACCTGGAGATGATACAAGTAAAATAAGTGAGGACACAGAAGATTATAGAGCAATAAATATAAAGAAAATAGACAATGGATTATGGATAGGAGATAGTAGAATTCATGACTGTATAAAATACAAATGTGGAGAAATAAAAGGTAAAACACCTACTACTCAACCACAACCTGATAAAAAAGAAGATAGTAGTAAAACTGCAAAACAATACAAAGCAGCCGTAGATTATTATGCAGGATTTGGACTAGGTAAATGGAGTGATAAATATAGCGATTTAAAAAATATGAGAAGTAAATCTAATCATTGGAAAATATACGCTCCAGTTGAATATTATAGTAAAAAGTTTGGACTTGACCCACAACTAGTTTATGCTATGATATATGCCGAGTCTAGTGCCAACCCATATGATGCTACTAAGTATAGCGGCGGCGGATACGGTCTTATGCAATGCGAAAGAGCTGCTTATTTTAATAAAAAACAAAAGATTGAATATTTAGATGGTAAAGTTGAATACTTTACACCAAGTTACTCTAATATGAAACCTAAATCTTGTGGAACTAAAATAATAAATGGAGTAAAAGTAGATAAAGCTATATGTAACCAGATAATGTTTGGTTGTAATGAACTTAGAAAATCATTAAAACGTTTTAAATGGAACATATTTGCAGCCTTGGTTGGTTATAACTTCGGTCTATATGGATGTGATTTATTGATATGTAGATACGTTGCAATGAAAAATGGTTTATCTTGGGTCAATAAATATGGATATACAGTGCAAAGTTCAAAAGTACAATCTTTATATTTCAAAGAATTAGAGAAAGGTACTGCTGCATGGGCCGGTGGTAGAAAATGGTATGTAGAAAATAAACACGCCGGAACTGCTACTAATATTGAATGTTACCTTAGATGGTATAAGGTAGTAGACGGTCAATTGCCATATTGTATTGATGAAAAAGGTAAAAAAAGAGGTTATGGAGCAATAAAACCAGGCACATCAAATAAGAGTGCCGAAGCTACTGCCGTATCTACAGAGTCTTCAATGACTAGAGCAGCAAGTGTTAAAAATGCACCTACATGGAGCATAAGTGATAACACTACTACTAAAAAAGGCGTTGCAGAAAATGTAAGAAAGAAAATAGTAAATAAAGCTAGAGAGATAGCAGAATTACATCAAAAGTATAAAAAAGCTACATATTATGCAGGAGCTTGTATTTATGATGATAGTAAAAGACATAGAGTAAGTGGAACTATAAATGGTATTAAAAATCCATACTGTTATGTGTGTTCTTCTCTTAGTTCATGTGCTTACTTATATGCAGGTCTTAGAAGTGTAACTGCCAAATATGGTGGAGCCAACTGTTCATATGGGACTTTAGTTAAAAGTGCTTGTAAATACAGTGGCTATACATTAAAGAAACTAACAAGTACAACAATTAATGAATTACTACCTGGGGATTTAATAATGTTAAGTAATGCCACAGTTCCATCAAGTGTAACCGTTAGTTGGGCATCAAAGTCTGGAGGTTCCTCTAAATATGCTAGTGGTGGCACACATCACGTAGTAGTATATTGCGGAAAAGTAAATGGTAAACGTATGATAGCTCATGCTAGTGCACCTTATAAATGGCCTAGAGCTATAAGATATGAAGACATGAGTATAACATATAGTTCAAGAGGTAGTATGACTCACTGGTATACACATGGCATAATACTTAGACCTTGGGACTTAGCAAGGGCGGACAAGGAAGCCAAAGTTAAAAACCAATCAGCTACTAAGCCAACACCACCAAAAGACATAGTAGACGACCCAGATGGTTCAACTTATGAAGTTACCTTTAAAGGACTTGATAGTGCTGCACCTAAGGACTTTGTAGAGGGTGGAAAACTTATTACTAATATCACTGTTAACGGCGTTACAGACAAAACACCATATCCTAAAACTGTAAGCCATGTAATGTTAGCATTTGGAGTACCTTCTATAACAGATAATATTGAGAGTGTAGTAGAGGACTATACATCACTGATAAAAGCTTTACTTAAAAAGTATCCAAAGAAACCTATATTTGTATGTGAGGAATGCCATTTAACAAGTGCTTATGGAAGTGATTATAAGAATATGAATACATTAATAAATGATTTCAATACAATGATGCTTGATTACTGCAATAAGACAAAATATGTAATATTTCTAAGGAAACCAAAGGATATGTGTAATACTAGTGATAAAACATTGTGGTTAAGTAGTCTAACTTCAAACAGTTGGACTATGAAGGATAAGGCTAGTACTCAAACTTATTATAAGGAATATAAGAAAAAGATATTATACTTTGGAGATGGAGCAGATTGGGAAAGTAATAGCGTAACTAGTAATAAAATGTTGGATAGCCAGCGTGTTTATACTTATAATAAACCAATGACAAAACTACAATTTAGAGTGCCAGCAACTTCATCCACTAATTATAATGATAGTTACTATGCTCGTATTATATTTACTACTGCCAAAGGATTTAAGCTAATACAACCTGACGCGGTATATTTGGAAGGTGTTGACTGTAAGAATGGTGTATTAATACCAAAAGTAAATACTACTTACATTGTATCCGTATACTATAATCCTGATACTACAATTAGTGATAAAGCATACCTTGGAAGTGTTGGAGCTAAGAAAAAAGGCAGTAATTATGCACAACCACTATTCAAATACGCCTCAGATCTGGTTAAAATCGCCAATAGTTACTACACTAATAATAGTAAGTTCAGTTATAATAGTACAACTCCTTGTGACTTCAAGAATCCAAGCGAAAATATCAATAAATGGAAAGTAAATGGTAAGTACCAAATAGATGATAGTTGTTTCCTTAATTATGTATTAACAGGTTGGACTTATGATAAATCACCATATGGCAATGAAAAGAAAACTGATAATAATAGAAATAATAGTGTTAGTTGGGCAATACCATCCACTAGAAATGAAGCTAATATAGGTAAATACTTTGTACAAAAGAATTGGGTTGTAGATGTAGCTGACTTACAAACTTTTAAGAATTTAGCTGTTGGAGATATTATATTCATGGACGCTGACAGTAAAAATAATGGTGAATTTATGGCAATATCACATACTGCTATAGTAGTAGAAAAAGACAAAGACGGGGACTATGTAGCACTTGAATGTACTAATGGATTATCAAGTGGCGTATTTAGGAAAGTGAAAGTAAAAAACCTTGCGAGTAAAAATATATTATTTGTAGGCAGATTTATGATAGGATAGGAGGTGAATATATGATAGGTGATGGACAAGAGCGTGTAGACAGACCCGTATATGATGATGACGGTGAGATAATTATATGGCCAACAGAGGACGAGGAAATGGAGGAATTTGCAGAGGAAGCGGAAGTAGCCACAGTAGCTACTTCCGATGATACTACAGAAGATGACACATACTATGAAGTACCTGACACTGTAGAAGATGACCAGGATAGAATTGATGTGCAAGTTGAAGGTATAGAAGACGAAGAATGTGAGGATCCCAAAATAGGTGATATTCAACAAGCCGGAGAAGATTATAATGAGGCTATGGATAGAATTGTTGGTGTATTAATGCAAGCATTAAGTACAGAAGAAATGACAGAGGAGATGAGTGCAGAACTACAAGACGCAACTAACAACATGGAAACTGCTAAACAAACTATAACTGATTTATGTGGTGACCCTGAAACAAAAGCATTACAAACTGACCCTGATACTAAAATTCCACAAAATCTACAAGAACTGTTAGAGACACTTACAAAAGATGGAAAGGCTCCATGGCTATATATAGATGATGAAGGTAATTTATTATTAGATGGAGAAAGCGTACCCAAACTAAAAGTAGTAGAGTTGGAAGCACAAAAGATAAAAGCTGACTATGGTGAGTTCAAAGACCTTACTACTAAAAATTTTACGGCAGTTAATGCTAAAATAGATAATTTAGATGTTGGTAATTTAGATGCTATTAATGCAACTATTACCAACCTTAAAGCTACAGTGGCACAGATACAAACGTTAATAGGTGGAAACTTAACTATGGATAATATCCACTCTTTAGTATTAACAAGTGATAAAGTAACTATAGCTAATGCATTAATAAAAGATGCTATGATTGATACTGTTAGTGCTAATAAGATTAATGCTGGTATTCTTAATACAAATAATGTGCAAATACAATCAGAAGATGGAAGTATGTTATTGCAAGGCAATCTTCAACAATTTAAAGACGACAAAGGCAATGTACGTATTCAAATAGGAAAAGATGCCAAAGGAGATTTTACATTTGTATTATACGGAGCAGATGGTAAAGGACAACTTATTAATCAAAATGGTATTCAATCAAGTGACGCCATAAAAGATGGATTAATAGTAGATGCTAAAGTATCGGATAATGCTAATATAAAAGGTAGTAAATTAGATATTAGTAGTGTTATCAGTAGCATAAACAATAATACTAATACCATAAAAGCCAGCCATATAAAATTCGATGATTCAGAACAGACCCTAGATGTGTCATTCAATCAGCTTAAGAAGACAGTTGATACAATTAAGAATATTACTGTAGACGGGGATTTAAGCAGCGTTATTGAACAGGTAACGACTAATACGACTAATATTAGTGTGGCACAAGGTCAAATTAGTCAATTAATAAGTAATACAACTATAACTAAGACAGACGGTACTGTTACTCAGCTAAAAGACGAATATAATAGTACAAAAGACACAGTTGATAAACATACAACTACAATAGGAAAATTGGAAACAAATGTAAATGATGTAACTAGTAAACAAGCAAAATTAGAACAATCATTAGATGGATTCAAGATGACAGTAAGTGCTACCTATGCAACAAAAGAGGGATTAAATGAAGTTAAGGAGTCAATTCAAAATCAAGACGGGTATACTATAATACTTAGTAAAGAGTGTATAGTAACTACTTGTGATTAATGGAGGTGTTTATATGGCAACAATAACCGTAACAAGTAATCCCAGTACAACAGGGGATACTTTGACAATAAATTTTACAACCGATGCTACTAATATTTCAGACATTTTACTGAGTAAAGATGGTGGTAGTACTTATATAAGTGCTACTTCCTTTACTAGTTCAAGTGCTGTGTTTAATGTTAGTAGCTGGGATAATGGGACATACAATAATTGTAAATTAAAATGTGTGTATACTGAAAGTGGTGGTGGAGAAATTACTCCTGAAACTCTAACTATAAGTAACATAGCAAACATAACACAAACTGCACAAACAGAATTTTATATCGAATATAGTACAAATATAGCAGTAGCAAAACATGAAGTTTCATGGGATGGCGGACATACATTCTATGATAAGACAAGTGATGTGACTGCAACCGGAACAAATTATAAATTTAAACACGATAATTCGGGAGCTGCCGGAACATATAATATGGCTATAAGAGTTACAACTGCCAAAGGTACTACTAAGACAAGTAATATATTTACTGTTACTTTAGTAGATAATAATCAATTAGCTTTTACTCAATATAAAAGACTTAATGATGGTGTAATTACAGATACCACAGATGGAACATATTATAGTACATTAAATTATATAAGTGTAACTGCCGGTAAATCTTATACTATAGACCTTAATAAAGCTAATTATGTGTGTGTTTGTTATTATAATTCATCAAATTCTTATGTATCATTTGTCGAAGGTAACACAGATGATTGGTCAAATAAAGCTTTATCATACACATTTACTGTACCAGCGAATATAACAAAGATGTTAATATGTGCTACTGGTGATGCAAGTACTGCCATCACGGGTACACTAAATGACAATGGGTCAAGTTCAAGTTCACTATTGGATTCCACCGGGGCTTATGTGATAGATGATTTCTCAGGTAGTAGCGTAGACCCAAATAAATGGTCATATGAATTGGGTTATGTTAGAAATAATGAAACTCAAAGATATACAAACACTAATGCTGAAATCAACGATGGTATATTAGCATTAAGAGGTAAAAAAGCAAGTGATGGTTCTTGGACATCTGCATCAATTATCTCTAAAGGACATTTTGCTTTTATGTACGGTAAAATAGTGGCTAGAGTTAGAGCCTGCAATTGGAATGGTTCTTTCGGTGCATTTTGGACTTTAGGAGATAGTTTTGAATTTGGATATAAAGAAAATGGTAGCCCTGACACATTAGGTGAATGGTGGGCTTATTGTGGTGAATTTGATGTAATGGAATTTTATAATGGCAAGTTAACTTGTGGTACATTCTTCAATGAAAAAGAAGAAAGCGGTCGTGTATGGTATAATAATTATCCTACTGGTGATTGGCATGAGTTTGCTATGGAATGGAATACAGATGGTAGTTTAGTTTTCTCTATTGATGGCCATGAATTAAGTAGAACAAATGCTACTGATAATAGAGCATTCCATATACCACACTTTATTTTACTTAACCAAGCAATTGGCGCTAGTGGTGGTACTCCTGATAGTAATACAACTGAAATAGCTCAATATGTTGATTGGGTTAAATATTATCCATTAAGTACTGATAATGTAGTGTTAAATTCTAGTGACTTCTCCTTAACTGCTATGGATTGGAATGATAACTCACATAACTGTATGGTAAGACCTACTTTTAATGATAACTGTATTAATAAGTCATTAACATGGTCATCTAGTGACTCCCAATTAGTTTGGGTTCATAGTGGATTATGTTCTACTTATGCGGGAGCTAATGGTAGTGCTGTAATAACTGCCACAACACAAGATGGTGTATCAAGAAGTGTTACATTAACAGTAAGTAATGGTACATTAAGATAGGCGGTGATATTATGAGTGAGATATATAGTAATACGTTCACCACAACAGTCAATAAAGTTGTGGTAGAACAAACTAGTAAAAATACTAGAATTGATATATACAATGGAACTACTCCATTAGTTGCAGTCAGTACAACACCTACTAAGGGTCAGTATAAAGTAACTATAACCGATACAACTAATTGTACTGCAAAATTAGAGAGTGATAATAAAACTATCACGCTCCTTACTGCAACAGGTAATGCCGGGGAAATACACGTCACTATTAATATAGAAGAAAAAACAACTGTTAATAAGACTATACCAGTAGCAGCAATTACCAAAAGTTCAGTAATAAAAGCCAATGAAACAAAATACGAACAATTGGCTGATAGATTTTCTTGGATGGTCAGAGGTAATAGTTCAAGTTCAATGACCTTAACACCGGATGCATTAAATGTAATAGCGGCACAAGTAAAAGTAACTGGAGATATGATAGTTGACGGTGCTATTGATGGTAAAACTATTACAGGTGCAACTATTATAGGTAGTACTTTTAGGAATCAAGGTAATACTTTTAGTGTAGATAGTGAAGGAAATATTGTTGGAGCACAAATAAAAGGTAGTGAAGTTGTAGGAGATAGTTTCTCAGTTGAAGGTGAATTAACTGCTGATACAATCACCGCCAATAAAATAAATAATGCACAATATCCAAGCACACTGGATGACGATATACAAATTGAAATAGACCCTTCATCAGGTAGTGATGATGTTGAATTAACAGAAGGTGCAGTATATAAAACAATGGGAGGAGTAATAGATGCCTTACCTAAATTTCTTAATGGTAAACGAATAAATATATGGATGCGTGGGGATATAACCGAAAATGCTGACTTCCAAAATTATACTAGTGGACAAATAAGACTTTATTTAGATGGGCACACATTATACGGATACATTAGAAACTATATGAGTAGTGCCAAATTATGGGTATATGGTGGCTGGCCAGGTACCGAAGAAGGACAAATCGGTGTTGTCCACCCCGACACAGGTTGTGCAGTAGCTGGTAGAACTGGTAGTATTATATCGCAGGAAAGTAGTTCACTCAATACATACAGCGTTAAAGTTTATGGTAGTGATAATAAACACAGTGATGGGCAAAGTAATATTGTAGGTTATATCGGGGATGCCTTTGCCTCAATGTATATTAAAAATACTACATTAGTTAACTGTGAAATAGGGTACAGAGGTAGTGCCTGTGCAAGAATACACGATGCGAGTTCCGCCGGTGTATGTAGTGAATACGGATTTCAAACTACTAGTGGTGCATTTATAACAATAGCCAATGCAGCTCACTGCGGTGGTTTAACTGCAAATACCGCTCAAACATTACCAGGACAAATTATACAACACGCAAAAGCAACATTTGCTGGAGGTAATCAAACTACAGACCCAGACAAAGCCCCTACTACATCAACTACAAAAGTAATTACTATAAAATCTAATAGTGGGGACACTTATAGAAGTTCTGTATATAATAACTGGAAACAAGATAATACTGCAAGACAAGGTGATTATGGCTACGGAGATTGTAATGGATGTTGGTTCTTTGGTACTCAATTCAATCGATTCAAAGAAAAAAATATCACTAAGATTGAACTTACTATTAAGAGAATATCTGGTGGTGTTCATGCAGCAGTACCTATAGTAGTTAAGACTCATAACTATGCAAGTAGACCAAGTGGGAAACCTTCATACGGTTCAAGTTGTGGAAGTGTTAGTATAGCAGTTGGTAATAGTGGAAAGTTAACTATAACTAATAGTACTATACTTAATGCACTTTCAGGTGGTACTATAAAAGGATTCGGTATTCAATCAGCTTATAATGCTAGTAGTTATGCAGTATGTAGCGGCAGCGTAACAATGAAAGTAACTTATACAGAATAGGAGGTGATTGAATGGATGCAATAAATATAATAACTGAAATATATAAACAAGAATTGGCACAAGCTAATCATCAAAAAGTACTATTTCAAGCTCAATGTGAAATATATAAGCAACAAATAGATAAACTTAAAAAAGAAAATGAAGAATTAAAATCCACAGATAAAATAGATAAATAAGCAGAGAATTAAAATTAAATTTTTAGTTCTCTTTTTTATTTTGAAAGGAAGGTGTTTGAAATGGCTAATAATGATTACATCACAACCGATTGTAAGTTGACAGTTTCAAAGAATACAGCCAAATTAGATGAAGAAATATTTCTATATAAGAATGATAGAAATATTAAATTGTTAATAGAAATTGTAGATAATAAATACAGATATAAGTCAGATGATTTAAGTAACTTACTAGTGAAATATAAAGCATCCTATGCACAAGTTAAGTGGTATAAAAATGCAGAGGTGAAAAAGGAATTCCCAATACAAGCTACTGACGATGGTAAAGTTGTATTTGTAATAGAGGGACAATTAATAGATGAAGATACTGAATTAGGAGATTATGATTTACAACTAAGACTTCTTAATGAAAGTCAAGAAAGTATAAGATCACTTCCAATAATAAAAGGTGCAGTACATATTCTAAAACCATTGTTTGAAGAAGGTGACATAGCAACAGTTAACAGTGCTATAGCAGATGTATCTATGCTTAGTTTAGGTGGAGATGCAATTGATACTTATAATAGTGACGGAACTTACAATCAAACTAATTGGGGAAGTGGAGATATAATCTCTAGTTCAAAATTAAATAAACTTGAAAAAGTAGCAAAAGACAATGTAGATAAAGTAAATAAAATGCCTGCTAAATCTATAGTAGAAGGTGGAAAAATATACCTAGCAAAAGAGGATGGAACAAAATTAGATAGTGGAACTGAATTACCTGCAGGTGGAAGTACAATAGAAGTTGTAAATAATCTAGAAAGTGACTCAACTACTGCTGCTTTGAGTGCTGCACAAGGTAAAGCACTTAATACGCAATATAAAGATATTGCGAAAAAAGTTGAGAATGTCGGGGAACCTACACAGGAACAAATCAACGCCGCAATAGATAAAGCTATTGAAGATGGTAAATTAACTGGTGGAGGTATAAATTCTACTGCTAAAAATCTTTTACAAACAATATTGCAAAACGCAGTATATACAACTAATCAAAGTGCTAATATAACTGCATTAATATCCGCGTTAGGTAATAATGAAGGTGGTGGAGGGGATACACCAACTGTAAAAACATACACTATTACAAATAATTTAACTCATTGTAGCAATAGTAATACTAGCACAAGTGTTAATGAGAATAGTAATTATGCTGCTACTATTACTCCTGCTGAGGGTTACACATTAACAGATGCTAGTGTAAGTATTACTATGGGTGGAGTGGATATCACTTCTACTGCATATAATAATGGGTCTATAAATATAGCTAGTGTTACTGGAAATATAGTTATTACAATTACTGCTACTAGTAGCTCATCTAGTAGTGAGATGGTAACTGATGGACTTGTGAATTATTTTGACTTTAGAAATGCTAAATATAATAATGATGGTGCTGGCGGAAGTACAATAATAAATGCTACACAAGGTAATGGTTCATTATACACTTGGGCAAAAAATATGGTTACTGAACAAAATAACTATGGTATGAAGATAGGTAGAAGTATGTTATATAATGCAAACTCAGTAGGAACAAATAATGTCCCTTTAGGAACTTCATTTACTGCTATATTTAAATGCTATTTAACTAATACATCATCACCTTTATTCTTTAATGAGTATGCGGCAACAAGTAACGTTAGTAAACTTAATTACAAACCTAAGTATAAAACAACAAGTAGTACAGCAAATTTAGCCATTACTAGTTTAGGTTCTAGATTAGACTCAGGATATGATACAGTTACTTTAATCGTAGATGGTAATATATCTAAATTATACTTTGGAACTACCTTAGTGCAAACTAATGATGGCAGCACAATAAATGACTTCCAGGGATGGTATGACCAATTAAATGGAATTGGAGTATTAGGTGGAAATAATAATGGTTATTTAACACAAATGGCAGTATATAATAAAGCATTGAGCGAAGTACAGTTAGTTGATATGATAGATTATCTAAAAACATTGGAGGTGAATAAATAATGGCAACATTTTATGATGGGAACGGAAATCCTATTGAAATAAGTGGCGGAGGCAGTGAAACATCTAACACTTTTGATGTGACTGGATACTCTACGTTTGAGGATAATGAAGGAAGTGCAAGACAAGCAACTCTTACATATCAAGGTAAAAGATTATACCCCATTGTTACTCCTAACCAAATTACTGATAAAATAAAAAAGTATAATGGTGGAGTAATGTTTACTTTAGGTGATAGTTATACTGCATATATGAAAAATCATTTTGATGCGTTTGCTACTAAGCATGGATTAATACAAGACCCAAGAGGTTTAGCGAGTTCTACTATTGCAGGAAGTGCTGACGGTTCTACAGTAGGTTATCACCCCTTTTGGGTAAGACTTGATGAAGCAATAGCTCAATACAAAGCCGAAGGTGGATATACCTTAAATGGTACTTCTTATACTTGTGATGATGTAAAACTTATAACATTTATGGGTGGAGCTAATGACTGGACTACAGTAGATGAATCCCAAGGCATAAATAGAATTGGTAGTGGTATAAATGAAACAAATAAAGAAACGTTATACGGTGCATTAAATTATATATTCTCAACATTATTAAGTACATTTAAAAATGCAGATATAGTTGTGATTCTTCAACCTTCTAATCCAAATAAAGGCGTTCAACAAATGTATTTGAAAGAAAATATTGTAAGAGAAATGGCTGAAGTATACTCATTACCTATTGTAGATTGTTGTTTTGACTGGCATCAACATACTAACACATTAGACCAAGCTAAATATTGGCAATCAGATAAATTACATTTAACGGCAGCGGGCCATGATGATGTTATTGCCGATTTAGAAAAAACAGTTAACAATTTAAGATATAGTAGAAATTAGTTCACAATCTGAATCTATTGCGCAAGAAATATGTTTATAAAAATGAAGTCATGTTAATACTTTCTAATAAAAAGGAGTGTTGGCATGGCTTTATTATATATAGCATTAGTATTATGTTTAATAGGCATATTAATAGGTATTCTGTCTATAATAGGGATAATTGTACTTTATAAATCAATATAGAAAGTTAAAGGACTTAATTAATTTTAAGTCCTTTTTTAATGTAAAAAAGGGGTGATATTATGGATTTTCATTGCTGGAATGAAGAAGGGTGTACAGTAGAATTAGATGAAAGAGAGAAACAGGCATATATAGATTATGTTCAAAAGAAAAATCCAGGACAACAAATTAAAAGCCTGGTTGTAAAATTGGATGGCGATTATGTTGATTTGAAATATGAGGTAGTTCCAATTCCATTTAAAAGAATTCGCAGAATTACAGGCTATTTGGTAGGTGATACAACGACTTGGAACGATGCAAAATTGAATGAACTCAAGGATAGAGTCAAACATAGCTAGAATAGAGGTGTTGTCTATGAATACAGAAATAATTGTTGCAATACTAGCATTTGTTGGAACCCTAGCAGGTTCTTACTTTAGCAATAACAAGACAACTGCAGTAATACAAGAACAGATAAAAAATATAAAAGAAGATATATCTATTCTGAGTAATAGGGTGGATAAGCATAATAATCTTATAAGTAGAATGAGTGTTGTTGAAGAAAAAATAAAGGAATTAGAAAATAAAGGAGAGAGATAAATGTTAGATTTAAGTGTTATAAGTAATTATTTAGTAGTTGCAGTAATATTAGTATGTTGTTGTATAGGATATGTAATAAAAACAAGTTTAGATTTTATACCTAATAAATATATACCATTAATCATGGCCTGCATAGGAGTGGTTTTAAACTACTTTATAGCAGGCTATTTTAATGTAAATGTATTACTAGGAGGAATGTTGAGCGGTTTAAGTTCTGTAGGACTTCATCAAGCTTTTAAAAATTTAATTGAAAATAAAGAAGGTGATAAATAATGAAAACTCAAGGTGGTTTTACCTTACTTGAAAATGAAAAGGATGTTAAAAATTGGCTTGCAAAACAAAAGGTAAGTAGAAGAATAACAAGATTACAAGTACACCATATGGATATGCCTAGCTATTCTACATGGGAAAAAACTGATAAAAAAGTATTTGCGGAACCGCACTTCGGCAGAACTAAATCTTTGGACAGTTATGGAAAATCTAAATGGGGTAGTGCAGCTAGTGATGGTCATGGACATCATATAGCACAACACTTCAACGTTTTCCCTGACGGTAAGATAACAACTGGTAGAAACCTTAATAGTACTCCAATAGGAATTAGAAAATGGAACACAAATGCTATATGTATAGAAATATATGGTTGTTTTGATAAAGGCCACGATAAAATGACATCTGCACAAAAGAAGGCAGTAATATATCTTTATGGTGAGTTGTGTAAGAGATTTGATATCCCAGTTAACACTTCTCATATAAGACCGCATTGTTGGTTTACTGCTGGAGGAACTTATTTAGGCAAATATAATCCTTCAAGAAGTGCTAAAACTTGTCCAGGTACTGCATTCTGGGGATATGGATGTTCTCCAGATGGCTTCAGTCACTTCATTAAAGATGTAAAAAACTATGTAGATGGTAAAAAAGCAGAACCTAAGAAGGAAGAAACCAAGGCAACTACAAAGAAATTCCAAATACAAACTTTAGATAAATTAAATGTTCGTAAAGTGGCAGATTGGAATGCTTCAGCAGTTACTACAGTCAAGAAAGGGCAAATATTGGATGTGGTTGCTGAAGTATCACCTAAGAATGGATCTACAAAAATGTATAAACTTGAAAGTGGACTTTATATAACTGCATCTGAAAAATATGTAAAGAAAGTATAATAAAAAGGCTGGTAGGGATTATTTTCCTTACCAGCTTTATTTTTATTATACTTCTGATAATTTTCTACCACAAAATGGGCAATATTCAATTTTAAAAGATGCGATTCCATCAGCCTTAGCTATTATGTGTAAATTATCATATTCATCTTTATCTATATATAAATTATTATAACATCCTTGAGTTATTAATTTTTCTTTTCCATATTTAACATTGCAATACTCACAACCCTCTTTTAAATCCTCATCTCTATACTTAGGACACACTTCTACTCTTTTAGGTCCATTACATTCATACTTATAACACCATCCATTTTTATTCCATTTGCATTCTTTACAAAATATAGGTTTCATAATAAATAACCTCCAGTAATATATTTACCTTATTATACCATGATTAAAGTTATACAGTTCACAGTTATAGTTTCATATCCATTTTTATTTAAGGATTTCTTCATCATCTTTGCTATTGTATTGTTGTGATTGGTTATTATCTTGTTGTGCAGGTGTTTCTTCTTGTTCCTGTTGTTTCTTTTCTTGTTTAGGTTGTTCTTGGAACTCTTCAGGTGTTTCATAATCATTATAATCTACATATTCACCGGCATTTTCTTTTTCAAAATCACATATACAATCATCAATAGGGTGTTTACAGTTATCACATATTGAATTTTTTCTATCATCCATTGAACTATGTTTAGGACCTACATATTGCCCATTTTCATCATAATAGTTGTCTTCTTCTTTAGTTGTATGTTGTTTTTTAGTGGATTTTTTAGGTTGTTGTTTTTCTTCATTTACTGTTTTATTTTTAGTTTGTTGAACTTTCTTAGTTGTATTTGTTGACTGATTATTGTTCTCTAATTTATTATTATCTGCTGATTTACTATTAGTTTTATTTTCTTTATTTTGATTTGATTGTTCTTTTTTAATTATTGGAGTCTTGCTTAAGAAATAAGCATTAATTTGGAAGTATCTTTCATCTGATCTTTTTCTAAGTCCGCAACATCTTCCGTATGCTATTATTGTATCGCCAACCTCAAATTTAACATCAACCATGTTTTTAGGGATGTGTACATATACTGGTAATATTGCTTTTTCAAAATCTAAAGTAATTATCATAGTGTTATATTCAGTTTTGAATTCTTTAACTGTACCTGTTATTTCAACATATTCATCCTCATAATCATTGCTAAGGGTTAATTCAGTTACTTTTTTATAGTCATGTTCTTCTTTCTTCGTTGTGGCTAATGCTTGTTTTCCTTTTTCATCTAAATTCTTTGTAGTATCCTCACTACATCCAACCATTAAACTTCCTGCTAATATACATGATGTTAAAATACTTATTAATTTTTTAATCATAAATAACATCCCCTTTAATAATTTATTTATTTTTTATAAATTTTTCACTTCTAGCTATATTAATGCTTGCATTATGGTCAGCGTTTAATTCAAATCCACATTCAGTACACTTGAATTTTTCTTGAGTTTGTCTATTATCCTTATCAATATGACCACATATGCAACAAGTTTGAGAAGTATAAGCTGGGTCTATATATCTTACTGTTATTCCAACTCTTTCAGCTTTATACTCTACCATATTTTGCAACTCATAATAACTCCAATTTCTAAGTAATTTATCGCCAAATCCATCCTTTGTAAGTTTTTCCATATTTATAAATTCACATTGATGTTTTATTGCGAAATCTACTATCTTTTTAGATAGTTGATGATTATAAGTTTTAGCCCAGTTTCTTTCTTTATCTTTTAGCCTATTTAGTGCTTGTGTTTTTTTAGTACGTCCTTTACCGCCTTTTGTAAGTTTTAAAGCCTGTTGTAAGTTTCTTGCTCTTTGTTGCATTTGCTCTCTAACTTTCATAAAGTCATTAATACTCCCTAAATGTTCTTTTTTGTATGTATCATCATTTAAGCATACATAAGCTGGATATTTAATTCCTAAGTCAACACCTAATACTCTACCTTCTACAAAGTTCTTTTTAGGTGTATAAGGTATATCTAATGTTAAGTTAACTATTAGGTTATTATTTTTATCAAAGCATAAACTTGACTGCATTACCTTATATTCTTTGTCTATTACCTTGTGCAATGTATGTTGCAACTCTATGCTATTTTCTTTTCTTTTAGTTGCTCCTAAAACAACTTTGAATATTATTTTATTTACCCATTTTATTAGTATGTCATCGCCTTCATACATGAATTTTAAATCTCTTCCACGTGTCATAAGAGGATAATTTCTCTTATAGTTTGTTATGGTTCTTTCCCCTTTAGCTAATCCATTTTTTAATGATGTTTTAAAATCTTTCTTTACTCTTTGCGTTATAGATGATTTAGTATCAATGCCAGTACCAAAAGCAATTCCTTCAAAAAGTGGATTACTGTTAGTTAAACTCTTTTGTGCATTCTTGAATATATCAGATTTAATATCTCTATTGCTTTCTAAGTATGCACTGCTTAATATTCCCATTGCTAAGTTAAGACCTTGATATTGAGCATATTGGCTATCTCTTATGAATTTATAGCCTTGTTTTCTTTCTTCGTCAGTTCCTATTACTGTTAATTTTAATTTTCTTACTGTAATCATAATAAAACCTCCTTATTAATATAAAATACATTTACATACTACATAGTTAATAGTTAACTTTCATGAGATAAGATGATCTAATCTTTTGTAGCATATAGAATTTACATATCACATAGTTAATAGTTAACTGAAATTGAACAACAGAATATAGAATTATTGAAATATATTTACATACCACATAGTTAATAGTTAACGCTCATCTATAGAAGATTTTCTCTCAATTACTACATTATTTACATACCACTTATTTAATATGAAATCAAGAGGATATTATCCAGAAGATGATTTTTTTACAAATTTACATACCACTTAGTTAATATGAAATAAAAGATTTAACTCAAAAGCAATTATCGGAAATGCTATTTACATACCACTTAGTTAATATGAAATACAAATTTTTTGCAAAGTAACTATTAGTTACCTTGTAATTTACATACCACTTAGTTAATATGAAATTATTAATGAAGTTATAACTCCTATTGCTATTAATACATTTACATACCACTTAGTTAATATGAAATCCTAAAATTAATTTAAGTAATTCCAATGTATTCATTTATATCAAGTGATATATTATGCAGTGTACTTATGATAGCGCCTTATCTAAATGATATGTAAACACTTAAAGTTAAGTAGTTTCAAGTGATACGACTATTTATGAATTTGATGTCGCTCACTGCAATTTATATAAATTAACTAAGTGATTTTCCGAGTGAATAAGAAGAATATTAGTTTACACCCATTCTTTTTAATCTTATTCCTCAGACTTAGGACGGTAAATCGCCCTCATAAGATTTTTATTAAGTTTTCAAAGAGCTTGTCTTGTTTGATTTCTTATTGTTACTATTATAATAGCATATGTTCTCCACTTTGTGCAACTCTTTTTTGAAAATTTATTTATTTTTTTTCTTCACTATGGTACAATTATCTCAAAGGTGGTGATTTTATGGCTTTGAATGAAAATAAAGATAGAATTAATCTTGTAATAGAAAAGGAATATAAAGAACAATTGCAAAAATTAGCAAAAGACAATAGAGTAACCTTATCGAATTTTTGTGCAACTGTACTTGTGAAATATATAGAAAAAAAGAACCAAGAGAAGTAATTTCCCTTGGCTCTTTCTTTTATTAGCAATTATAATATTTATTTTCTATATTATTGTATCCCATTAAAACCTTTCCAGAGGCATCAGAATACAATTCGCATCTTACTTGAGAAGAGTCGACTTTGTTTTCATCCCCACCACTTATTTCATCGAATAACTTTTTAGCCTCTGCAAATTTACACCAGTCACTTAACCATTCATTTTCCTCACTATCAAACCAACTAACAATATAATTTTTATTCATTTTCATATCCCCTTTATTTTTTTATTTACTTATATATATGCTAACTATATTTAAAAGTTGCAAAATATTTTCTCAAAATAAGGAAATATTATTGGTATATGTGCATATATTATTGTCAAAGGGGTATTCGCATATATATTCGTATGAGACGTATATGGAATATTTAAAAAAAGATTCTATATACAAAGATTGGCTTATTTTAATGCGAAGAATATATTTGCCTTAATACCTATATTTAGGAGGTATATATATGAGTAATGCACTTCAACCTATATTTGATTTATTTTGGGATGCTGGAAAAATATTTTTTACATGGGTATTTGATGGATGGATAGAGCCAAAGAAAAGTTTAGATGAATTTTTTAAGGCAGCAAATATAAAAAATAGTTTAGGTGAATATCCAGAGGTTGTTATAGATAATAAAACTGTATTTGTTGTATTTGTTCCTGCTGGATTAAGCGTTGATGATTTTTTAAAGCATAAAGACGCACTAGAATTATATTTAAACAATGAAGTTAAAATGGAAGCATCTAGTGGCTGGGTTAGAATAGAGATGTTAAAGAAATTACCAAAAGTTATAGAGTATGAAATTCAAAATAGAACTGCTAAACATATTAAATTTAATATAGGTAAATCTTCAAATAAGACAATAACATTAGATTTAAAAGAAAATCCTCATACTTATGTAGTTGGGACAACTGGAAGTGGTAAGTCTGTTATGACGAAAGTAATACTCACTAGCATAGTTAATTTATACAGCCCAAATGAAGTTGAATTATATTTATGTGATTTAAAAATGGTAGAGCTTAATTTATTTAGGAATTTACAACACACGAAAAAATTTGTATATACAGTAGAAGATACAACTGAAGTTATAAGCAATTTATTAGAAGAAACTAGAAGAAGATATAATTTATTTATGGAAAATGAGGTAACTAACATATTTGAATATAATAAGCTTAAAGGAGTTAAGAAACTTAAATATCAGGTATTGTATATAGAAGAAATAGTTATGCTACTAGAAGATAAAAATAAAAGTGCAATGAAATTATTAAAACAATTAATTGCTATAAGTAGAGCAAGTGGATGCTATGTTTTTTTAACTACACAAAGACCAGATAATACAGTTATAGATAATATAGTAAAAGCTAATATAAACAATCGTATAGTTTTAAAGTGTGAAGATAGAAAAAATAGCGTAGTAGCACTTGATGAAGAAGGAGCAGAAAAATTAAGAGGAAATGGGCATGGATTTATAAAAAATGGTGCTAATATAGAAGAATTTCAAGGATATTTTATCACAGATGATCAAGTTAAGGACTATACCTTAAAATATCAAAATAAAGGCACTTCTAAGAGCTTGAATTTCTTAAAGGATAAGTTACAAGACGAAGGAAATAAAAACGTTACTGGAGCGAATGAGAAGGTCAAAAAATTAAGTGACTTATCATTTTTAGATAAATTGTAGGTGATAGTATGATAATTACAGATAGAGATCAAAAAATCAAAGAATTCCTTGATGAAATGGGTATTTGTGATACTAAAAGTTTATCAATTATATTTTTTAATGGGAGTTTAAGAAGCTGCCAAGCACGAATGAAAAAATTAATCACAATAAATTATGTTAAGTGTTTTAGAGAAAGTATACCGGGGCAAAATATTTTCTATACTGGAAGAAAACCAGTTCAATGGAAACATAAAATAGTATGTTCACAAATTATAGCTGAACTTATGAAAAATAATATAGAAATATTAAAATATAGATGTCCTTTTAAAATTGATAAAGTTATAGTTGATTTGTTATTAGTATTGAGAATTAATGAAGAAATAAAAATATATTATTGTGAAGTAGAAAGAACTAAAAAATTAGATTTGAATAAATATCTAGATTTACATTATAAAAAGGCATATAAAGAATATTTTCCTTTTGAGCCTTCAATTTTATGTGTAAGTAATAAAAAATGTAAAAATGATAATATATTAGATATAAGAGAATGTAAACTTGATTTAAGTGATTTAATAGAACAAATAAAAGAGTAGGATAACCTACTCTTTTTTTATTTCTACTACATCTTCTATTTTACAATTTAGGCATAAACAAATCTTTTCTAATATACTTAATGTCACAGATTCATTCTTAGAAAGTTTTGACAAAGTATTTGTACTAAAGCCTACTTTTTCCCTCAATTCTGTTTTGGTAATTTTTTTATCTATTAGTAGTTTCCATAATGGATCATAACTTATCATAAAGTATACCCCCATTTTTTATTTTAATTATATCATAAAATAAGTTGTGGATAACTTCTTGAAAACTGTGGATTAATCATTAGTTTTTTATGCTTACTGACTTAAAACTGACAAAAGTTATGAATCAACCAAGCGTACACTTTAAAAATACACACTTTTATACATATAGAAGTACTCAGTATATGAGTAATTAAGTATAAGTAAGCAGTAATATATATTTATATAAATGTGTATACTGCTTACTCTTCTTAATATATATTGATATTATTTGCTATACATTTGACTTGATTTTTAGCTGACATTTTTATAAAACTGACAAATTGACTGCCACAAAATAAGACTTACATTAATTACCTGTTGACTTTTGGTTAAATAATATATTGCTAAGATTTTCACTTGCCTTTCTATCCATTTCTTCTAATACATGACTATATTTATTCATTGTTATTTTGATATCTGTATGTCCTAACCTTCCAGATACAGTTTTCATATCTGTACCAGATAATAATAATAATGTTGCATTAGTATGTCTTAAATCATGTATTCTTAACTGTCTAAAATTATTTTCTTTGCAAAACTTTCGATAGTATCTATTTAAATCATCATTTTTATATGGTTTTAATTCTTTATTTAAGCAAACCAAATTATATTTATTTTCTAAAACACCTTGAAGTTTTAATTCATTTTGTTTTAGCTTTTCCTTTTTTAGCTTATTCATGAGCTCAATCGGAGCAGATAATAATCTTTTACTATCAGTTTTAGGAGATTTAAAAATTAAACTTCCATCTAGATAAATAGAAATTTGTTCTATTTTAACTGTGTTGTTATCAAAATCAATATCATCCCATGTAAGTCCGTATGCTTCACCTTTTCTAAGTCCTAAAAGTACTATAAGTAAAATTGGAAGTTCAAAATGCTTATCTTCTAACAATTCAAAGAGTTGTAAAATTTCTTCCCTTGTATAGACATCAGCTATACTTGAAGCTTCTTTTTTAGGGCTTTTCACAAAGTCACATAAATTTTCTTTTATTTCTTTCATTCTATAGCATTCTTTTACTACTGACCTAAAAAAGCCAAATCTTGTTTTAGCACTTTCAACAGTAAAATTTTCATAAAGATAATTTAAATATCTTTGAATTTGGTGAATTGTTAAGTTTTCCATTTTAGTATCTTTGAAAAATGGAGCTACATTTAATTTAACCCAACTTAATCTATTTTTTACTGTATAAGGCGACCAATCACGTTTATTTTCATTAATATATCTGTAGCATCTATCAGTAACAGTTATATCATTACTAAACATATATTTCTGATTTTGTATTTCTGCTTTTAGTTCTATTAGATGCCTTTCTGCTTTTTTCTTTAATCCGTATTTAGCAATACTTTTTTGTTTTATTTTGCCAGCTTCATCATAGTATTCAACTATAACATTGTAGTTATTATTTCTTTTTCTTATAAAAGTACTCTTGATATTATCCAACTTCAAACACCCCTAATTCCTTGTCTATAAACCAACATGCCAATTCATGATGATTTATTTTTAATATATTTGCTAATTTTACTATTTGCTTGATAGTCACATTCTTTTTATTATTCTTGTTTTCTAATTCACTCAAAAAACTTTGTGATAAATTACAACGTTTTGCGAGTTCTTTCTGTGTTAATTTATGTTTTTTTCTTGCTGTTTTAATCAAAATTATTTTTACCTTTCAAAATATATTTGATTAATCCACAGTTTTTATTATTATGTCAGTTTAAATCGAAAATATCGCTGATGGCGATATTTTTTATGTTACAATTTTTATAAATAAAAACATAAAAGCTTATTGATAATAGAACGTATATTCGCTATTATATAAATATATATAAAGGGGGAAGTTAAATTGAATGAAAATGAGAAAATGGAAATAGCAATATTGCTAAATGAATTATTTAATAAATCAAAAGAAGATTTCGAAATGATTGAAAAAAAAATTAAAGAAGTAATCAGAGAACCGAATTAAAGGTTCTTTTTACTTCTTTAATAATTCTCTTATCAATTTTTCTAAACTATCAGCTTTAGATTTTTCAATAGATGAAAATAAATTTGCAACTCTCTTAACTTCTGGAGGAAAATCTTCAAATTTTTTTATGTCAGTCCTTCCAATAAGATAATCTGCAGAAACATCAAAATATTCTGCGATTTTTTTTAAACCATCTAAGTCTACATATCTTCGACCTTGTTCATACATACCAATTGCGCTACTTGAGCATTCTAATATTTTAGCTAAATCAGATTGTTTCATATCTTTTTCTTCTCTTAATTCTTTCAATCTTCTTCCAAAAACTTTATCCATTTTATTTATTCCTCCCAATAATATTTTAACACATGATGTGGTTTTTTAGAATAAAAAACACAAAAAGTGTAATAATACTATTGACAACACAGAAAGTGTGATGTACTATGTAAATATAAGGAACACAAAAAGTGTAATAAATAATAAGAGAGGTGAATATAATGAATAGTTTAGTTGATTTTAGAAATCTCAAAAATTTATCACAAAAAGATATGGCAGCATTAATAGGAGTAACACTTAGCCTGTACTCTAAAATAGAATTAGGTTTAAGAAATCCAAGCTATAATTTTTTAACTAAATTTAAAGCAGCTTTTCCAGATTCAGATATCAATAAAATTTTTTTTTAGCGATTCAATCACACGAATTGTTTAGTGAAATTTTAACATAGTAGAAAAATAAAATCATTAGGGGGATGATGGAATATGAAGAAAGTTTTAACAGTCAATGACGTACAAGAAATACTACAAATATCTCAAAAAACAGCTTACAACTTAGTAAGACAAGCACTAGCTACTGGAGATCTGTTCAAAGTAATAAAAATAGGAAATAGATATAAAATTCCAACAGAATCATTTTTAAATTGGTTGGACCAAATGGATTAAAAGGGGGGAGTAATAAATGTCAGTAACTTGGATACTTAAGATTTATTGTAATCTTATAAGAACAGGTGAGGCAGAAAATGATTGGGAAGAATATTTTAAATTTCAAGATATGGTATTAAGAAAAATAAATAAGGGGGAATAGTATATGTCAGATTTATATAACAGTTACAAAGTTTTAAAAAATAATGAAGGACAAGCAGTACAAACAATACCTAGTTATGAAGTGGCAGAAATGATGGAAAAATCTCATGCGGATGTATTAACAATGATACATGGTAAATCAGATAGAAAAGGCATAATACAAGTTCTAACTGAAGTCCAAATGGATGCGAGTGAATATTTCATAGAAAGTACTTATCAAGATAAAAGTGGTAAATCTAATAAATGCTATGAGTGTACAAAGCTTGGATGCGATATGTTAGCTAATAAAATGACTGGAGAAAAAGGAATATTATTTACTGCTAGATATGTTAAAAAATTTAATGAAATGATAGAAGATCCATACAAAGGCATATCAACTGAATTAAGAGCAATATTAATGTTGGATAAGAAACAACAGGAAATAGAAAAAAGAGTAACTGGTATAGAAAATAAGATGACAATAGACTATGAGTTAGCAGAAAATCTAAGAAATGCAATAAGTTCAAGGGCAGTTTATTTGCTAGGCGGAAAATACACAGATGCTTATAAGAAACTAAGTAAAAAGTTGTTTGCAGAATTTTACAAAGGATTAAAAACTTCATTCAAGGTTAACAGTTATAAAAATATTGCCCAAAAAAATTATGATGATGCACTTAAATATATAGAAAATTGGAAACCTAGTGAGATGTTAGTGTATGCCATACAAGGATTGAATGGTCAATTAAGTTTTGAATATTAAGGGGGTTATATAATGCAAGACTATATTAAACATTTACAAAGTAAAGTTAAATATTGGCAGAGAATTGCCCTAGCAGAAAGAGAAAAGAACATTAAATTAGAAGAAATCATTAAGAAAATTGAAGAAAAGATATACAACTTAGAGGATAAGGGGGATTAATATGAACTGGATATTAGATGAAGTTAGAGAAAGCATACAAAATAAGATTACAGCATGTGAGAGTTTCATGGAACTATGTGATAGCCAAATAAAACTATATAAAGATAGATATAGTACAAACGATTTACAAGTTGCTTGTAATTATGAGTACTGGAGAGCATCTAAAATTAGAGTTGCATATGAAATAAAGGACCTAAAAGAAATATTACAAGAAATTGATGAAATGATGCAAGAAGAAGTAAGGGACCTTGAGGAAGTAGATGAAGATGAAAGAGAAAATAGAGCAGATGCTTACATGGGAATATAAAAAAGGCCCTATAAAATAGGACCAATGGAAATTGATATTAAATTAATTATACCATAGATAAAGAGGGAGAGTAAATGAAAATATGGGATTGTTTTTTCTCTGAAGAACCGACCTTTGAAAATAGATTAATGTATGCTATGTTATTAAGCCCTTATGATTGCAACTGTGATAGTAAATGGGGATATTTAGATGGTTGTGGTCATTGCTTAGAAAGTCATAAACCGATAGAAGAACTGGAAGAGTATATAAAACAGTACTCAAAAGAAAACAGTCCTTTATCAGAATATGATAAAGCATATGTACAAGCTTTTAAGGACTTCATAAAGCAAGAAAGGGGGAACGAAAAGTGGGAAAAGAGTCAGGTTTAAAGGATTATGTAGAAGTAAATGTTAGGATTATGAAATTTTATGAAAAGTATCCAGAAGGTAGAATACTAACAGAAATAGTTAAATGGGAAAATGAAGTAATAGTTATGAAAGCAACAGCTTACAGAGATAATTCAGAAGTTCCGGCTTCTACTGGATATGCTTACGAAAAAGAAGGATCTTCATTTATAAATAAAACATCAGCTTTAGAAAACTGTGAAACAAGTGCCGTTGGAAGAGCATTAGCAATATTAGGATTTGAAATTAAAAAGAGCGTGGCAAGTAAGGAAGAGGTAGCAAATGCACAATTGCAACAAGCATCAATTAAACAGTCAAGTGATGGTTTTGGAACAGTCGTATTTGAGTCTAAAGGACCACAGAAACAAAGTAACGATTATAGAATAACTGAAAAACAGCTTAAGAGACTTTATACATTAGGCAATAATGTCGGAATATCAAGTGAGAAGATAAAGTCTCAAGTTTTAAAAGAATTTGGAGTAGAACCAAAAGAACTAAAAAAATCACAATATGACGGAGTGTGTAAAAGATTAGAAGCTAAAGTTAAAAAGTAGAGGTGATATAAATTGGCTGACAACAAAAAATATTATTATCTAAGGTTAGTAGATAATTTTTATGATAGAGATGAAATGATAATGCTTGAAAGTATGCCAGATGGATATATGTATTCTAATATACTTTTAAAACTTTATCTTAGAAGTTTAAAAAATGAAGGGAAGTTATTATTCAATGATAGGATTCCATATAATTCCACAATGTTAGCAAATATTACCAGATTTCCGGTGGGCGTTATTGAGAAAGCATTAAAAATTTTCCTGGAATTGGGATTAATAGAAATACTTGATAATGGAGCAATATATATGCTAGATATTCAAGATTTTATTGGAAAATCAACGACTGAAGCTGACAGAAAAAGAAATTATAGGAAAAGAATTGAAGATGAAAAACTAAGATTGGGACAAATGTCCGGACAATGTCCAGACAAAACTACACCAGAGACAGAGCAAGAGATAGAGACAGAGACAGAGATAGATTTAGAGATAAAGACAGAACTAAAGACAGAATTAGAGCAACAACAAAAGATAAATATAGAAGATGTTGCTGGTAAAGTTAGGTTATATATGCCTTATTTAAATGAAAAAGATATAAATACTATTACAAATGAATTTTTAAAAACTAATAAAGATATGTATTATTTATCAGAAAAATTAATTATAACAACGGACTCTAAAAATATAGAAAATAAAGTAGGTTACCTTATAAAAGCAATGAAGGAAGATTATAAATTTAGATTAATAACATCTCCAGAGAATCTAGTTATTGTATGGGAACAAGAAATGAGAGAAAAACCAAATAACCCTATCATTGCTGATAAGGTTAAATACTTTAGATATTTGAGTTCAAAAAAAGAAAATTAAATTATATGAATATTATATGCAATTGCTTTTAATATATTCCAGGGGAATTCCCCTGGTCCATAGGGGGAGTAATTATGATTATTGATAAAAATGTTGAATTGTTTAGAAAAGCTCAAAATGGTGATAGAATGGCAATAACAAACATCGTTGAAAATAACATGGGACTTGTTATTGCGCAAGCAAAAAAATATAAAGGTAAAGCAATAAGCTTTGACGATGCGATGCAAGTTGGAAGTCTAGGATTATTATATTCAATACAAAATTATGACCCAACATTAAATGTGAAATTTTCAACTTATGCAACGACAAACATAGTGGGTAAGATACTGAAAGAATTTAGAGACAATAGAGATGATGTACCTTTCAGGATACCACGAAGAAATTACGACCAATACAAACAAATCAAGCAAATTAGAAAAAAATTTGAAAGCCTACAAAGAGAGCCTACATTAAAAGAATTATCAGAAATTATGGGAGTAACAATACAAGAAATTACAAAGACGCTACACCTTATGGAGGGCAAAATTCCTATGGATAGTCCGATAAAATTATGCCCAAATGAAAGAAAAATTACCTATTCAGAAACGATAAGAGATATAAGCATATCAGAGGACAAAATAATTTCCGAAATAGATCTATTAAACGCTATGAAAAAACTTTCAAAATTGGAAAAAACAGTAATAGAGATGAAATTTTTCGAAGGAAAAACACAATCAGAAATAGCAGTACTACTAAATGACTATCAATCACATATATCAAGAGTAGAAATATCAGCATTAAAAAACCTAAGAAGAATACTTGAAGGTGAAAATAAAAAAGATAATTCAATACATCGAAATAAGAATAGATTTATAGATGTAGCCACAATAGATTTAAATTGCCTTACAGCACGTCAAAGAAGTGTAATTGAACTAGTATTCATTGAAGGACTAACACAGGCTGAAACGGCGAGAAGATTAGGCATACATAGGGCAAATGTATGCCTAACAATAAAACAAGTCATTAGCAAGTTGGAAAAGTTAGAGAAAAAGAAAATTAGTTAAGGGGATGAAAACTAATGAAAAAGGTACTAGGAGGTAAAGAAAAAAGCTGCATAAACTGTGGAGGCACAATGATACATCTTAAAGTAAAAGGACTAGGCGTAGTAAGCCAGTGTCGAGAATGCGGTAATTTAGTAAATGGAAAAATAAAAGATGAAGTTAGAGTATGGAGTTATGATCCAATAATAGAAGAGGTGAAGTAATGAAATTAACAGGATTACAAATAAGAAATATGCAAATGCTGCAGGACCTAGAAAAAATGATAAAAGAACTTGAGATAAAAAGGATAGAGCATGATTTATTAAATAAAAACAAATATGCTGAACTATATAAGGTTTATCATAGATTGTTGAGGGGGATTAGATGATATATGAAAGAGTATATACAGAAAATTATTTAAAAGAAGAATATCGTTTATCAAATTATTATTTCTTTACTTCTAATATAGAGGGTATTAAAACTTAAAGGTGGTTACAGATAAATGATTAATAATAAATAATATATACTTTCTTGAAATATTAGAGCGGTTAAAATAGAGGTGATTGAATGATTGAAGATGGAAGATATAGATTGTATCAAGGAGATTGTTTAGAGATAATGAAAAACATAACTGATAAATCTATTGATATGATATTGTGTGACCTTCCATATCAAGTTACTCAAAATAAGTGGGATACAATAATACCTATGAATGATTTTATAAATATTAATAATAAAAATATAGAGAAAAATGAATTTTATTTACAACAATTTATGAAAGGTTTAACAAAAAATGAAATAAATAAAATATGGAAGAAAAATAAACAAGAAGGCTTATGGACTTATTACAATAGAATAATAAAAGATAATGGAGCTATAGTGTTATTTGCTCAAGATATATTTTCAGCACAATTAATAAATAGTAATCCTAAAATGTATAAATATAAATTCTTTTGGAAGAAAGATAGACCAAGTGGATTTTTAAATGCTAAAAAAATGCCATTAAAAAATATAGAAGAAATATTAATATTTTATAAAAAATGCCCAACATATAATCCTCAATTTTGGGAAGGTATTCCCCTTCATGGTATGGGTACAAAATATAAAGAGGGAAATTTAGGTAATAATAATTATGGAAAATTTGCTTCACATACTAATCCTAGTGCCAATAGAGAAGGAGATACTAAAAAATATCCTAGGCAATTATTAGAGTTTAAAAGACCACATCCACCAATTTTTCCAACCCAAAAACCAGTTGATTTATGTGAATATCTAATAAAGACTTATACAAATGAAAGTGAAGTAATTTTGGATAATTGTATGGGTAGTGGAAGTACTGGTGTTGCTTGTTTAAATACGAATCGCAGGTTTGTAGGCATTGAATTAGACGAAAAGTATTTTAATATAGCTAAAAATAGAATCGAAAACATTTCATAATAATCTATTTACACCCACCTTGAAATTTGTTGCAATCAAGGAAAATTTTAAACAAAGAGGTGGGAGAATGTTAAATTTACCAGAATTTAAAGTAATTAAAAAAAGCGCTAATAAAACTTAAAGGTGAAAAATTAAAATGGGAATATATGGAGTGATAATATGAAAGGTGAAGATTTAGAACAAGCTACTGTAATTCAATGGTGCAATTTGCAATCTTGTAAATATGAAGAATTAAAGTGGATATTTCATTGTCCTAACGAAAGTAAAAGATCACCTAAATATGGAGCTAAATTAAAAAAATTAGGAATGAGGGCTGGAGTGCCGGACATCTTACTCCTAGCACCTAAAGGTAAATATTTAGGACTTGCAATAGAGATGAAATATGGAAAGAATAAATGTACCATAGAACAAGTTAAATGGCTAGATTGGTTATATAAGCAGGGATATATGTGTAAGGTTTGCTGGAGTGCAGATGATGCAATAGCAGTAATAAAAGAATATTTGGGGATAAAATAAACAATTAAATAGGGGATTATGCAATACCAGTATAGTTCCCTATTCTTATTTGACTATCAAATGAAAATATGGAGGTGATATTATGCTAGACGAGTTAAAAGATATACTTAGCAGTTTATATTGCCAACTAGGATTGACAGATGACATTTTAAGACTGTCACAAGTAATAGATGAACTAATTAATCAAGAAATGAAATAAGGGGGATTTAAACATGCTATTAAATAGAAAATATATAAATGACCTTACAGAAGAATTAGAGAGAGCACAAGAAACAAATAAAGATTGTCTTAAAATAATAGAATTCTGGAGAGAAAGAAGCAACAAATTAAAGGAAGATATAGAAGTAAAAGAAGACACAATCGAAAATCTATTAGATGCAAATAAAGAGTTAAGCCTAGCAAATACTTACTTAGAAAAACAAAATATATCATTTGCAAAGGAAAATGCAATGTTGGAAAAAGAATTACAAGAGTTAAAAACTAAACACAGTAGAGTCACTGGACAATTGGACAAGTTAAGAAATTACTGTAGACAGTTAACAGGCATAGATATATTAGGAACAGGGGAGGATGAATAATATGGAGGTTGTTAAAATAACTGTAACAGATATCGGAGGAACTTATAGAGATGTAGCAGATGCAGCAAGAACTACAATAGGATTGAAAGAAGGGAAAAAAGAAATATCAGAAAGTTATATGTACAAAATGTGGAAAAAGAAAGGTGTTGAAATAATGAAAATAAAATTAAAAGGTCCAATTGATAATTATTGTCAACGCTGTTTAGAAGTTAGAAATATGGAATTACCAAACTGTGAAAGAGAATGTGAATATTATAGAAGAGGGTTACAAGTTAATCCTATTATTTATGAGGAGGTAAAAAGAAATGAAAATAGATAAATTTAAACATGCTGATAATTGGCAAGACGTTAAGGACGCAACTATGAATACAATAGGAAAAAATACAGGAGCATACCCTGATAGTAAATGGAAAAGACAATTGATATTATCAGAGCATTCACCAATAAGAAAATTAAAATTTGAATGGCGTTGGTATGATTTGAAATCTTGGGTTTCTGTGCATTTTGTTAGACATAAATTTGGTATAGACCACTTTGTTAAAACTCAAAGAACTGACCGTACAGGAATTAACAGAGATGATTTACCACAAGGTAGTTTAGTAAACCATGAAGTTGAAGCAAATGCACAAGCACTTATCAATATATCTAGAAAAAGATTATGTAGCTGCGCGTCTCCTGAAACTAGGGAGGCGTGGCAAGCCGTTAAGGATGAGGTAGCTAAGACTGAACCGGAATTAGCAAGCTGCATGGTTAGAGAATGTATTTACAGAGGTTTCTGTCCTGAGATGTTTGGTTGTGGTTATGATAAGACTGAGGCTTTTAGAAAAGAGGTTAAAAAATATAGGGGGTTAGAATATGGCTTGTAGAAGAAAAACAAAAGGAGAACGTGAACTTATAGCAGATATAAACAAGAGATTTAAAGTATTCTGCAATGAGTCTTATGATTTAGATGGAATAGGTTGTATGAATTGTGAATTAGATTTTGAAGATGAAGAAAGTTGTGAAATACAATATATAAAAATGCTAATGGGAAAGGATGAATAGATGAATATAGAAGAAATTAATGGAGCTATAAAAGAAATAGCAGATAATTTTAAGAATCCATCGCAACAACTTAAGTTAATTGAAGAACTGGGAGAATTATCAAGAGAATTATCTAAAGATATAGCAGTAGGTAGAAATATATCTACTGCTACAATATCAGAAATAGTTGATGTAGCTATACTAATTGAACAAATATTATATTTAGCGGGAGAAGAATCAGCGGAATTAGCAAGAGAACAACTAGAATATAAACTTCAAAGAACATTGAAAAGAATTGAGGAAGGATATTATAAATAAATTTTTAGTTTTATTAGGAGGTAAAAATATGGCTTGTAAATTTGCAAATCCATTTGGAACTGTTTGTTGTTTTGAGTGTAAAAAAGAATGTGAAGATAGATGTAAAGGTATGCCAAAAGAATTTAAAGAATGTGAGTATTATTTTGATGGAAAACATGAGAAATGTATAAATGATGAAGAAATTGAAGTTATTAAATAAATTTTTAGTTTTATTGGGAGGTGATTAAATGTTATTAAAAATATTATTTGCACATAGTCTAGGGGATTACTTTTTACAAACAGACTATTTAGCTATAAACAAAGGAAAAGATAATTATATATTATGTATTCATGCGATACTTTATACATTTGCAGTATCATTAATATTTGGTAGCGAAATAAATCAACTATGGTATTGGTTAATTTTATTAACACATATATTAGTTGATTATGTAAAAGCAAGAGGAATTACACCTAAAATGATGGGTGATAAAAATGCTTTAATATTAGACCAAGGTATACATTATTTGATTTTAACATTAGCATTAGTTATTAAATAGGGGGTTGATTTTATGAAATTTGGAGAGGCTTTAGAATATTTGTATGGAAATAAGAAAGATAAAGAAGGTGTTGAACGTAAACAAAGAATAGCTAGAGAAGGCTGGAACGGAAAAGGAATGTACTTAGTTATGTTTTCTCATGTATGCATAGTTATTGATGGTGGAAAATCCTATTCAACTACTGAAATAGATATGGGAGATGAGTGTTTTGAGCGCACATATATTTCCGATTATGTATCGACTAAGGAAGAAAAACTAGGCAAATTAGAAGATTTTATATTGCTTAAAACAGCAGGAAATACATTTATACCATGGAATGCTAGTCAAACAGATGTACAAGCTAATGACTGGGTTATAGTTTAGGAGGGGTATAAATAATGGATGTTACTATATTATTCTATAAGGGTGCTGCAGAAAAAACTTTTCATAATATAATAAATGTTTATTCAAAGGATGATATGTTATGTTTAAGAGATGATAAAAATAACATACTTAAAATACCTTTAATGCATGTTTTATATGTTAAACATAAACATGGAAATCATATAGGAGCTGGAGGAAATATTTAAAAGTCATGATATCACACTAACTTTAGCTAATGGGATGAAGGAGTTGAGGGAGTTTATTAAAAGGGGAAAGGTGGGTTATATTATGAGTGAAAATGATCTAAAACAATATCAAGCAATAGTTAGAGAAATGATACAAGTGCAAGATAGAATAAAAGAACTAGAACACATGAAATACTCTATAAAAAGCCCTAAATGGTCAGATATGCCTAGAGGTGGTTTTGAAGACCATGATAAGATAGGAAATATATTGATTGATATAGAAGAACAAATAGAAAAATACTGGGATAAATATAGACAATTATTAGACATACAAAATAAAATAGAAAATGCTATAGATAAATTAGAACCATTGGAACGTGAAGTTTTAAGATATAGATATTTTGATAATAAGAAGTTTGAAGAAATAAGTTGTATAATACATTTTAGTTTTAGAACGGTAAGAAGAATACATAAAAGAGGACTTGAAAAATTAGAAAAAAGTTTATAAGAGTAAGATAGTCAGTAATAAATTTACTGACTATTTTTATTGGAAATATTTATAAAAATACACGATATAGGGAATAATATATTATATAAATATAGAGGAGGGATATTATGGAAAATATTTTAAAAATAGAAGTAGAATTAAGAAAAATGGCTCAACTATCACAAACAGAATTATGGACAAAGGCTAATGAACTTGGGATAAAAAACAAATATAGAAAGAAAAAAACAGAATTAGCTAAAGAAATATATATTAAAACTCATGAATTGAATAAAAACGCTATACAACAGATAAAAGAAATGGACTTAGAAACGAATATATTTGAAAATATAATAAGCCTTAAAGAAGCAAGTGAAATATTTGGAAAAGATGAAAGCACATTAAGAAGAAATATAGCTAATGGAAAGTTTATAGAGGAAATAGATTGTAAGAAATATGGGAAACAATGGGCATTTAATATAAATGCTTTATATAGAGAATATGGATATAAATCATTAAGAAAAGACCCAGTTATTTGGAAGGACATTAAAGGATATGAAGGTAAATATAAAATAAATAACTATGGAGATGTTATAAATAAAGAAAATGGGACAAAGGTAAAAGTTCACATAAATAAAATAGATGGACATAAGCGTTTAACACTTTCTTTAAATGGTGAACAAAAGATTAAAGCTTTACACAGAATTTTAGCTGAGACATTTATACCTAATCCCGAGAACAAACCAGTAGTGCATCATATAGATGAAAATAAACTAAATAATAATCTTGACAATTTAATGTGGGTAACAGAAGAAGAACATGGGAAAATAAGAAGTGAAGAACATTATAAGAAATTTAAAGAAACTTATACAAAAAATAAAATAGCTAGAGAAAAATGAAAAAAGATTTATAATTTATGAAGTTGGCCACTTTTGCCGGTTGTAACTATGGTAATATATAAGCATGGAAGATTAGTAAAGCATACCACACTATGCTGGAGAAATGAGAACTTAATTCCACTCAAATTAAGTTTCTGGAGGGATAAGAGTAGAGGTACTCTTCCCTCAATATGTTGCTATGGGATTTATATACAAGTGGAGTATTAAATTGTCGACTATATATGAAACAAGTATATACTCGTGTTCAACTCATGAGGGCGACTAATATATATATTAAAACATAGTAGTAGAAGTGAGAGGACCACTTTAAAACCTCCGGAGTAAACCGTGATAAAATCAAAATATTCATATATATTGTGTGTTAAAAAATCTATATATCAATTAGTATTATTAATTACTTATTGTTTTACATTATATTTAAACTATATCTTTAATTTTAAACTTTTTAAGATTTTATATTCCATTTTAATGCGCCCATTGATTTGGGTGCAATATGAAGGTATGAGTATTATCCAGTGCAACTCTGGAAACCTTCTAATGATTGTTTTTTATTCATTACTCCCACAAAGAACACTAATAATTTAGTGTTCTTTTTTTATTTTGTTAAAAGGTGTGATTGGTATGAAATGGATTGATGCAGGAACTATAGCAGATAGAGATGAAGTTCCAAAGAAATTATGGAAGTATGAAAATATTATGAAACAAATACCAAAGCATAATAAGAAAGCAGGAAGTAGAAAGATATTTCAACGCAAGGAATATAGCATATACAAAGCTAGTGATGGATATATTGTACATAATACTAATAAACCATTTGAGAAAGGCCATACTCATGTACATTCATTTAATAAGGCTAAGAGTATAGTGGACTTATGTATTAGAAAGAAACTTCCGAATACGCCAAGAATATGGGAGATAGAAAGCTTAATGAGAATTACAAATAATAATACATATTATAATAAACTAAGGGATATGTTGGAAGGATTGAAATAGAATGAATACGATTGAATTAGTCCAATGGATTAATAAATTGATAGACACGGATAGATTATGGAAGTTCTATAAGTCTATAGAGTTTAGACATATTAAAGAAGAAGTACTAAGAGAACAACATTATGAATGTCAAGAGTGCAAGAAGAAAGGAAAGATTACTAAAGCTAATACTGTTCATCATGTTCAGTTTGTAAGGAAACATCCAGAGCTTGCACTATCAAAATATTATACATATAAAGGAAAACAATATAAAAATCTTATTGCAGTTTGTCCAGCTTGTCACAACA